TCCCCCCAAGGTCCGGACCGTTTTCCGAACGTACGGCCGAGCGCGCAGCGATCCGGCCCGGCCGCCGGCGATCGCCGGCGGCCGGCGGCGGCGCGCGTGGCAACCTGTACAAAAATCGCTCTGATTGTCGGTGCACCGTGGTAGACCCGGGCCCATGCCACTAAATCGAGAGTCAGCGGTCCGCGCGATCGCGTCCGCGCTGGTGTTTTCCGAACCGCCCGCCATGGCCAACCTCACGAAGGCACGCGCCGCCGCCGGCACCGTGCTGGACGCGCTGGTCGACATCGGCGCCGTGTCCGCCGAGCTGGACAACCGCGGCGCCGCCGGCCACAACGGCCACGCGCCGGCCGCTGACGTCGACCAGGACGAGCTACCGATACCTACCACCGTTGTTAGCCGGATCTAGGATCGGGTCCGCGGCCCGGCCGGTAACTGCCGCGGGGTTGGAAGAGGGCTGATGACCAGGCTGGATATCGCCATTGAGGCGGCGGCTGACGCGCTACTGGCTGTGTGTGCAGTCCAGACAGGGACAACCCGGTGAATGCCATTGAGAGAGCACTAGCCGCACTGAGCAGCGTCACTCGGCGCGCCGAACAGGAACAAGTGAGAGGCGGTGAACGTGCGTGACCGAACCGCTGTTCGCTGCGCTGCCCGGGCCGGCGGGCCCGCTGCGCCGGCTGCTGGACGCGAAGCTCGCCGACGTCGGCGACGCCGATCCGGTGCTGTCGCTGGTCGCGCAGTCGCTCGCGGACCGGATCGACTGGGCGATCGGCGGCCGCCAGTACCGCGGGTTCGTGATGATCACGGCCGAGTTTCGGGCGGCGTACCGGGAGCTGGTCCCGACCGTGGTCGCGGACGACGCATTCGAGCAACTGATCGCCGAGATCGCCGCCGGCGATGACACTGTCGCACGCGGCGGCGCCGCCGTCGCCGGCGCCGAGGTACGCAACACCGCGTGACCGGTCGCGGCCGACGTTCGGGCCGCGGCTGGCGCGGCTGTCCCGGGCGGTGCTCGGCCGGGAGCTGATGCCGTGGCAGCGCACCGCGTCCGACCTGCTGAACGAGCACAACGGCGCCGGCGTCCGGACCCGGCCGTTCGTGATCGTCACGATCCAGCGCCAGGCCGGAAAGACGACGTGGCTGCTGGCCGAGGCGCTAGAGCGGTGCCTGTTCGGCGGCCCGTTCCGCCGGGTTTGGTACACGGCGCAAAACGGCCAGTACGCCCGGGAGAAATGGGGCGAGCTGGTCGCCGAGCTGACCGGCCCGGGCGCACCGCTGCGCGGCCGGATCGAAATCAAGCTGAGCAACGGCACCGAGCGGCTGGTCTTCCCGAACGGGTCGACGTTCCGCCCGTTCCCGCCGACCAAAGACGCGCTCCATTCCATGCAATCCGACCTGGTGATCGTTGACGAGGCATGGAAACACGACGCGATCCGCGGCGCCGAGCTGCTGCAGGCGATCGGCCCGACGCAGGCGACCCGGCCCGGCGCGCAGATCGTGATCGTGTCGACCGCCGGCACCGACGATTCCACGTTCCTGCGGCCGCTGGTCGTCCGCGGCCGCGCCGGCGACCCGGCCGTGACGTACCTGGAATGGGCGATCGGCGACGACGTCGACCCCATGGACATCGACGCCGTGGCGGCCGCGCATCCGGCGATCGGCCGGACCATCGACCGTCAATTCCTGGTCGACCAGGCGGCCATCCTGGTGGACAAGCCCGGCGAGTTCGCCCGGGCGTACGGGAACCGCTGGACGGCGACGCTGGAACAGGTGATCCCGGCGCTGGACTGGGCCGCTATCCGTCACCGTGACGGAACGCCGGCCGTGGGTATCCCGCCGGCACTGGGCGCCGACGTCGCGGTCGACCGCACGGCCGCCGCTATCGTGGCGTGCTGGCCGGACGACCACGGGTTCCCGACGCTGGAACAGGTCCAGTACGGCGCCGGCGCCGAGTGGGTCGCCGGCCGGCTACGGGAGTTGCACGCCGCGCACGGGTCGACGGTCGTGCTGGACGGCGGCACCGGGCCGACGTCGACCGTGGTCGACGCGCTGCGCGACAAATCCGGCGATCTGCCGGACTGGGTCCGCGCGCTGACGCCGCGGGAACTGTCGACGGCGTGCGCGCAATCGCTGGACGCGATCGGCGACCGGACGATCCGCCAGCGCGGGAACGCCGAGCTGGACGCCGCGGTCAAGGCGGCCGCCAAGCGCACCATGGGCGACGGCTGGGTCTGGTCCCGGCGGACGCCGACCATCGACGTCTCGCCGCTGATCGCCGGCGCGTGCGCGCTGTACGGCGACCGGCACCGGCCGCCGGCGCCCGTCCGGCCGGTCGTGTACGCCGGCTGACCCGCAACCGCTGGTTGCGCCGGGCTCCGAGCCGGGATCACACCGGTGTGATTCACCATGCCGGGTTTGTCGGTGTCCCGTGGTTGGGTCGTTCTGTGCGGCGAATCTCCCGGGTTGACTGCGGTTACGCATCGTTCCTGCCGTTGTGTCCGGACTGCACGTGGCGCGGTCTGCCACGCGCCAGCCGGACGGCGGCGGCCGAGGTCGCCGACCGGCACGCGGTGACCGTGCACGGCGATCGGCGGGCCCGGGACGCGGCGACGCTGCGCGACCGCCGGCTGGTGACGTCGTCGTGATCGGCGGCGGCTGGTTGGGTCTGGGCCGGACGGCGTCGCTGGCCATGTCGGTGCAATCGCTGGCGCCGTTGTCGCCGTGGTCGGACGATTCGTTCCTGGAACGTGTTGTCGTGCCGGACATCTGGCCGGACGCCGTGCCGCGGCCGATGTCCCGCGGCGAGGCCATGCAAGTGCCGGCCGTGTCCCGGTCGCGTCACCTGATCTGCGCCACGATCGCCGCGCTGCCGCTGGTCGTGCTGCGCGGCGACCAACCGATCCCGGACCAGCCCTACTGGTGCTACGGCACCGATGGCCAGCTCGGCGACCTGGACGACGACGCCCGGATTCGGTACGGGCTGTTCACCGGGCAGTCGCCCTTCGCCCGGATGCTGGCGACGGCCGACGACCTGCTGTTCTGCGGCTGGTGCCTGTGGCTGGTGACGTTGCGGGACGCGAACGGCCGGCCGCTGCGCGCCGTCCGGGTGCCCTATGACTGCTGGTGGGTCGACGCCGATGGTCACCTGGTCGACCAGGACGGGCAGACGTTCGACGCCGGCGCCGTGATCCTGATCCAAGGCCCGCACGAAGGCGTGCTCTCGTTCGGCGCTAGCACCATCCGGGCCGCCGGCGACCTGGAACGCACCGCGGCCGACGTCGCCCGCACGCCGTTCCGGATCGGTCTTCACCAGACCAGCGAAATCACGCTGTCCCCCGATGAACGTCGGGACCTGGTCGCCGAGACGCGCCGCGCACTGGCCGATAACCAGGGAATCCTGTTCACGAACTCGGCGGTCGAGGTGGCCGAATATCGGCTCGATTCGTCCGAGCTGCTGGTCGGCGGCCGGCAGGCGGCCGCGCTGGACGTCGCCCGCCATATGAACCTGCCAGGCGCCATGATCGACGCCGAACCGACCGGGTCGACGCTTGCCTACTCCAATCCCGAGTCCAGAAATCAACAATGGCTCGATTACGGGCTGTCGTCCTACCTGGACGCGATCGGCGCGGCGCTGAGTATGGACCCGGTCGTCCCGGCCGGGCAGCGCACGGCGTTCGATACGTCCAGTCTCACAACCTCTCTTGCGCCGAGCACCGGCGCGCCAACCGCAGACTAAGGGAGCAACCATGCCAGCAACCAGCATCAGGCGCCGGATCGCGCTGATCGAGTGCGACCGGCACCGGCGTATCCGGCTCGTAGCGTCCGACGCCGTGGTCGAGGCAGCGGCGGCCGGCGCGCCGGCCACGAACCGCACGCTGCGCGGGCTGGCGCTGCCCTACGCCGCGGACGGCCGGACCAGCGCCGGCCGGGTCCGGGCGTCCGCCGGCGTCGTCCGCTGGCCGGCCGATCTGCGCCGCGTCAAGGTGTTCAGCGGGCACGACCGTTCCCGGCCGGTGGGCTACGTCACGACGTTGACCGAGACGAACGACGGTCTGGTCGCCGAGCTGCACATCGCCGGCACGCCGGACGGCGACGCCGCGCTGCTGGAAGCTCGAGAGGGCACCCGGGACGCGATGTCCGTGGAGCTGGAGG